TCTGGTAATCTTTGATTGTTGAATCTTGATCGACAAGTTCACCGTCCTCATACACCTCAAATCGTTTTGGTGCAAGTCCACGAATGATTTTGTATGCTCTACCCTTTGCAGTAAACTCAATCGTGACTTCGCAGTCCTTTCGGTTCACGGAGTTTACCAACTGCGGAATGTTAATCTTCCGAAACGGCTTGCCATACAGTGCGAACGTAATGGTATCAAGAAGAGCAAATGACTTTCCCTGTCCGTTGATACCCGACACCAGATTCATTCGTCTCTTTGTGAGATCAATAACCGTTGGTGTGTTTCCGAATGAGCCAAAGTTTTTGAATGATATAGATTTCAGGTTTATCACTTATTCCAACTCTCCACATAAATGTCACGAATCAGTGACTTCAGTTTATCTTTATTATCAATTGTTTCGATCTTGTCGATCTCGTCCATCAATAGTGTAAGTGTATCTTTCTTGAAATCAACTTTTTCTTCATCAACTTCAATCACTGTTTCATCATCAACAATTGTTACACTTTCAGGATTCTCACGGTAAAGACAATCCATGAATCGCTCATACTTGATGACATCTTTCTTTCCCTTCACGATCACACGAACATAGCAACCAGCATACTTGGAACAATCAAACTCATCGAAGTCATCATCATATTCTACAACAAAAAATTTATTTTTAGGATTGACAATAAATTCTACTTGACTACCTTCTGTATTGTAGACCCAGAAGCCTTTAGAAGAACCTAAATCGTTAAAGGTTAATTGATATTGAGTTCCTAAATAATTAACATTTCCTTGAGTAGAGTGTTGATGAAAATGACCGCTTAAGACCTTATCAAACTTCTTAAACAAAGATGATTCAAGACCACCACGAAACGGAACGCCGGGAATAACATAATGACCGTTGAGTTCCAAATGACCGAGCAAAACATTTGCGTCGTTGTTTTCAACATACGAAAGAAAAGAATCTTTGTTCTCAGGAGAAAGCCAAGGTAAAAACATGAAGGATGTTCCATCGAAGTTCATAACTTTTGGCTTTTCATGAATGTCAATGTTGTCATAGTGGCCGATCAACTCACGAACAGAGTTTACAAGATTGGTGTTCTTAAAATAGCAGTCGTGATTGCCGGGGATGACATGAAGATTCACACCCAACTCCTCAAAGCGTTTGAAGAATCGAGTGCGAACCGTATGAAGTGTGTTCATGTTGATAAACTTACGACGATCAAACACATCTCCGAGATGAAAGACTGTTTTAATATCGTTTTCAATTAAGTATGGAAAAAATTGTTCGTCGAAGAATTGAAACATGTAATCAAGAAATCCTTGATGATCGTTTCGTACTCCGAAATGTGTGTCATTTATTATCGCTATTTGCATCTTTCGTTTTCTTCTTTTTCGTTTTACCAAAACCTTCTAAATCTTTTTCAGAAAGAGAAAAGAACTCAGCCACATCTTTCTTCGATGCATCTTTTTCAAAGTAGTTTTCTTTAAACCATTTTGAAAATGTTCCGTCATCATTTTCTTCCATTAGTTTAAATTTGACATATGACTGTTTCTTTTCTTTTTCTATTCTCCTTAAGAAAGCATAGTATATCATCTGTGTGAAATACGAAAAAGGGTTTTTTGATTTTTCTGGATCAAAATTGTGTGCGTACATCAAACAATTTTCAACCCCATCCGAAACCATTTCATCTCGGTACGGATAATTTACAAAATTAGGTCTGTGTGATAATTTTTCTGATATCTTTAAAAAACAATCACCAATGTATTCTGTCACTGGTGGTTTGGGATCACCTGCATCAACAGATTCTTTGTATTCGGTTTTCCAATCAACCATCGCATTAAAAAATTTTTCATTATCAACATAATGTTTTTTTTCACTCATTGTTTTCACTTCCATCATTATCTAAATAATCTTTCGGAAAGGGACTCCAATCTGTCCATTCAGTTCCATCCCCTTTTGTGTATTTTGTTTCACCAGAAATTTCTTCGTGATTTGTTTCACCAAAACCTCTTGCAATTTCACTAAAGTCCTCTTCAGTGATAACACCAACATCAAATAATTTTTTAAGAGTTTCAAAATTCAAGGAGAGAGACATCATTATAAATTCATCTTTTCCTTTTAATGTATTTGAATCTCTTTCATCCATATCATCCAAGTTATCAAGTTCGTCTTGAATTGTTTTCTTTAACTCTTCAAAACTCGTGCTATTAAATATATCCATGTTACTAGACATGATTGGATTAACGTCCGCTTTTTCTTTTTCTTCGTCATACATTTCTGACATCTCTTTGCTCGGACGTAAGATCGTTACGATAAAATCCTCTGGAATAGATGTTTCAATTTCTTGTGTATGTTGAAGCCAATCACGAAGAATTATAAATTCTTTTTGTCCTCCGAGGGGATCCATCGCAACGCCTGATCGCATGGCCATAGGTCTTTTAACACGAAACTTTTTTCCAGACGATTTAATTTCCGTAATAATTTGTTCACCACTTCTCAACTTCATTATTCTATAAGAGTTTGGTATCATCTTTTTTCCCCTCTAGTTTTATTTTTAAAACTTTATAGTTGAAATTTTCATTCTTATAAATTTTCAATCGTGCGAGCATGTGATTATGTGTATGATTCACATGTGATTTGTATCTAAGATCGTCTGAAATATCGTAAACAGTTAACTCATTTTTTGTCTCTGATTTTCTGAGTCCCCGTCCAATCGACTGTAAAACTCTAATAACTGATTTGGAAGGTGATGCAAATACAATATTATTTATGTTCTTTATATTGATACCAGTTGAGCAGGTTCCATACGATGCAATCAAATTTGTGTTTGTTTGAGTTTCCATTAATTTTCTTACATCCTCTCGTTGTGAAACATCCGTTCCACCGTAAATTAAGTGTGTGGCTTTTGAACCGGCAGATATCATATCATATAGTGGCTTGCCATGTTTTTCAACATAATTAAATAAAACAAGAGTATTGCCTTTAAGTTTTGAAACTAATTCAGTAATAAAAATATTTCGGTTTTCATTTGTAACTAGAAAATCCATCTCCTCTTGATACTTTAATTTTTTTGTTTGCATCCTAACGTTTTGTTCGTGATTCAAACTGATACATTGAATATTAATGGAACTCAGAAGATTTTTATCCATCAGATCCTTAGTTGTGACAACACGTTTAACTCGTCCAAATAACCCCTCGATGACTAATTTATGTGTTTGTGTTCCATCCAAAGTTCCAGTCGTACCAACACGATATTTTGTATTCGTTAACTTTGTTAGGAGTCCCGTCAGAGACTTTGCCTTAAAAAGGTGACACTCATCCCCTATTACAGCACCGAAGCCGTCAAACTCGCTCTGAGGGAGTTTATAGATGCTTTGCCAAGTGCTTATGATAACTCGTTTTGTTGATTTTTTTGATTGACCGGAGTAAATGATGTGACAGTTTCTTTTTGCATTCCATTTTGAAAGACCAGAGTAATCTTCAAAGTCACTCATCATTTGTGTTACCAATCCCGTTGTTGGAACAATAATCAAGATTTTTTTATCATCGGGTAATTTTGAAAGATAATAACGTAATAAAACATAAATGATAAGAGATTTTCCGGATCCTGTTGGAGAAAGTAAGAGACATCTCCGCTTGTTAATAGCATGATGTATTGCGTCAAATTGGTGCTCATGTGGCATAATCTCCTTATCACCGATGGATAGATTCAGGGTTTTGAGAAAGGAATACACATCCTCTGGGGATGTTCGCTCGATCTCTTGACTTTCAAATTCAACTGTATAATTTCTATCCTTGGCAAACTGCAAAACATAATCAGTCAAACCAGCATAAATTTTACCTGTATGAACATTAAAGAGACGAATCTGACCGTCCCAGATTTTATTTTTATATGCGGGAGTGTATTGATAATTAGGAACAAAAAATGTGAAGTGTTGACTTAACTCTTTTGTCAAGGCCCGATCACATTTAATTTGAATATATGCAGAATCAAACTGTTCAATAATTATATCACTCATACACCATATTTATGGTGTGAGGACTACCCTGCAAATTCAGTCATTCGCATCCAGTCGATTGCTGAACGAATATTCCAGTTAAGGTTGTTGATCGCTTTCATCACACCTTCAAGGTAGTTTACTTTCTCTCGCAAAAGAACGACTTTGTGTTGTAGTAAAATCACATCATCGTCTGCGTTTACAAACTTATCAATGTCAGTTTTTAACACAGTGAGATCAAATGGATCCCAACCAAGATCATCCAACTCTTCTTGACTCATTTTTCCCGTGTAGTAGAGCCACTTCTTGTGACGAAGTTTAACAAGATCAGAATCGAACTTGGATAATAAAAGACGATCATTCATCAGGAAATTAAGATACTTGTTATGAATTTGTGGGATACGAATAGACTCTGATGCCAGATCAGTCTTGTCAATGGTCAGGTCTTTTTTTACTTCAGTTTTTAGTGTGTCTAAGTTCATGTAAAAAATTATATCAAAATATTCTTAGATGTCAAATATCCTCGAAAGTATAGTTTTCAAAATTCAGCGTCACAGTTGCCTGTAAAGGTTCATTATCGTTAAGTTGAGATGAAAATTGTAGTCCAGATAACTGAATCGGGTATGTGTTTGTAAACTTAACTTTTTGTGATATCACATACGCACTATTCGTTAAAAATAACGTTGCGTCTGAGAAAAATTCTTTTACTTGAGCACCAGCAATAATATCCGAGGTGTTTTCATACAAGCCAATTGATGTCATCCAATTAAATATTTCCTTATAATTTTTTAAATCTTCATTGACTAGGAATTGAATTGTAAGTGGCTCAAGATCATAACGTCCACCAACAAACTGATTAGGTCTACCCAGTCTGTTTGGCATTTCAACGGGACTTAAATTTAAAGCCGGTAAATTAACTGCTGTGGCAAAGTAGTTAAGTGTTCTTGTTCTTGGTAATTGAAATTTAAAAAAGTTAGAGGATAAATAATTGTTCGTTGCAGGTGTGGTGTCGTTCACCGGCAAGTCCGCTGTTGATCCTCGAATTGTTTCTTCTAAGTATGACATCGTAATATTTATAAAAAAATAAGGGGAGCCCAAAGGCTCCCCTCATTTACCTTACTAGGAAAGGATTATTTTTTAGAGTCCGAATCCAGTGTTACCATGCAGGTTGCTAACAGCAAACAGACGGTAGTATTGGTTGCCGGTGGAAGTAGAACCAGCGGTGACAAAATCGGTGCTCGTTGCGAATGGGTTAGCAACCATTCCATAACGAGTCTTGAATCCGATCTTGGGCTGGAAGTTATTCTCACCAACTGCTCTCACCATTTGCAGCGGAACATATGGACAGTAGAAAATACCAGCGTCATATGGGTTACTTCCTCTGTAACCAACCATGACATAGTTCACATCAGTCTTAGCATAAGGGTCGATGTAAACTCTGGTTCTACCATTCAGAACACCTGCGAATGTGTTACCCGTGTCATCAACGTCAAGGTTAACGTTCAGGGCAGGGGAGAGATTCAAGAAACCACCCATAGCAATC